CCGTGGGGCGACGAGCCGCCGACAGAACGGGCCGCGGCGCGCTCAGATGAACAGGCGCAGATGATGGCCGATGCGATGGCCGAGGGTGGCCGCGAGGACGAAGATGAAGACGAACCGGCCAAGAGCGTAAAAAAAAAGACTTTTCGTCACGGCGGGCCGATAAGTGGCATGCGTTCATAAAGGCCACCGAGCCGGTCGAGGACCAGTTCAAGCAGCGCGTCGGCAAGCTGTTCGCCGAGCAGAAGCAGGAAGTTCTTTCAAAGATTGACGACCCCATATTTGACGCCGACAGCCAGATTGAGGTCTGGATGTTCGGCCGCAAGACGTGGGAGAAGCGTTTCCGCGACGTGGGCCGCGAGCTGATCAAGATGGCCGTTTTTGTCAACGGTTTCCGTATGATGGAGGAGCTGCCCGGCGTGGGTGTATCGTTCAGCGTAGAGAACCCGCGCGCGGTCAAGTGGATCAAGGACAAGGTATTCAAGTTCGCCTATGAGGTCAACCAGACCACGGAAAAGGAGTTGCGGGCTGCGCTTCGGTCTGCTTTGGATGCTGGCTCCTCTATACAAGAGATCAAGAAGGAAGTCCAGCGCATCTTTGGCTACGCCGAGGGCTTCCGCAATGAGCGCATCGCCCGTACCGAGACTATAAGCGCCACCAATTACGGGGCGCTTGAGGCGATCAAGCAGAGCGGGATCGTGGGCGTTAAAAAGGAGTGGATCGCCACCCTGGACGAGCGCACCCGTGACACGCACGCGGCGATGGACGGCGAGGCCGTGGGGCTGGACGAGGAGTTCTCTAACGGGCTGCAGTTCCCGGGCGACCCGAACACCGATGACCTGGCAGAGATTATTAACTGCCGCTGTACGATAGCACACATATTTCCTGACGAGGTAGAATAATAATGGACATTATCACCCAACGGCTCAAGATGGCCGATATCAACCGCGAGAAGGCCGAAGCCTACGCCCAGATTATGGGCTGCGCGCCTGAGGATGTAGAGTACATCCGCAAGGGGCTTGTCGCCTCCGACGTGCAGTTTGACGAGGGCGAGCGCGCCGCGGTGAGCTACATCACCACCAATGACGTTGACCGCGACGGTGAGATTGTTGACCCGGCCGGTGCTGACCTTGAGGCGTACCGCAAAAACCCCGTTGTACTGTTCGGCCATGATTACAGCGAGCTGCCCATCGGCAAGAACCTCTGGATCAAGTCAGACGACCGCGGGCTGATAGCCAAGACGCAGTATGCCTCGCATGAGTTCGCCCAGAAGGTCTACGAGTACCGCAAGGAGGGCATGCCACTTGCGCAGTCTATCGGCTTTATTCCGATGGAGTGGGAGGACACGCCCATTGACGTGAAGGGCTGCCGCCGCCGTTACAAAAAGTGGGCGCTGTTGGAATACTCCGACGTGCCGGTGCCTGCCAACCCTGAGGCGGTCGGCATCGCTATATCCAAAGGACTGATCAGCCCGGAATACATACCCGTCGATGAGCCGGTCGAGAAGGAGGGCCGCGTGCTCTCCAGCCGCAACCGCACGCTGGTCATGGCCGCCGTGCAGCAGATGGACGAAGCCGCCGCTGCCCTGCGCGAGCTGCTATCAGCCACAGAACCCGCGCAGGCTGATGAGCCGGCCGGCGAGACCGTGGAGATGGCCGCCGATGAAGTAGAGCTAAAGGCCGCGCCGGAACCTGAACCCGCGCCCGCGCCTGCCCTCGGCAAGCAGGATCTGATGACGGTGCTCAAGGATGCGCTGGCCGCTAACCGTGTGAACATTGCCGGGCTGGTCGATGAGGCTGTGGCCCGGAAGCTGGGAAAAGTAACGCTATAACGACCAGGCGCTGCCGCGCTGGAGCCGGTAGGGGCAACCCGGAGCTGGCAGGTGCAATGCAGGCGCTGGAGGTCATTGCAGTACAAACAACGCAATAACCATCACAATCAATTTAGAGGTGCAAAATCATGGAACTTTCCGAAATCAAAACCCTGTTCGAGGACACCCTTAAGGCCGAGAATGCGGCTGTGACCGCCGAAATTGGCAAGGCTGTCGACGAGAAGCTGGCCGCCCTGCGCGAAGAGATCAAGCCCAAAGAGATCCACGTCGGCGATGACCGCGAGGCCAAAGATCCCAAAGGCGGCTTTAAGAGCCTGTCCGAGTTCACCAGCGCCGTCATCAAGGCGTACTCCAAAGAGAACCCCGTCATCGATGAGCGGCTGGTCAAGATGCAGAAGGCCGCCTCCGGCATGAGCGAGGGCGCCGACATCTATGGCGGCTACCTGGTTCCCGAGGAATACCGCCGCGAGCTGTGGAAGCTCGGCGTTGAGACCTCCCCGATCTATGCGGCCGCGACCAAAGTGCCGATGGCCACCAACCGCGTCGAAGTGCCCTACGTCAACGGCTTCTCTGACCGCGACGATGGTACCATTCACGGCGGCATCAAATTCTACTGGCTCGGCGAGGCCGAACAGCGCACCGCCACCAAGCCGACCCTGGCCAAGTTCGCCCTGACCCTGCACAAGGCCGCCGGCCTGTTCTACGCCACCGACGAGCTTCTGGCTGACTCGGTCATCTCCATTGAGCCGATGATCCGCGAGATGTTCGCCGACTCCATCCGCTACACGATGGAAAATGTGATGATCAACGGCACGGGCACCGCCCAGCCGCTGGGCATCCTCAATGCCTCCTGCCTGGTCAGTGTGGCCAAAGAGGACAACCAGGCCAAAGACACGGTCGTGACCGAGAACATCCTCAAGATGTATGCCAGGCTGTACCGCAAGGACGGCGCTTTCTGGCTCATCAACCAGGATGTATTCCCGCAGCTTCCGCTGTTGACCATCACCGGCACCACCTCCAGCGCCCCGGTCTATGTTCCGGCCAACGGCCTGGCGGGTGCGCCCTACGGCACGCTCTTGGGCCTGCCGGTCTACTTCTCCGAGAACTGCGACACCGTCGGCGACCAGGGCGACATCATCCTGGGCCAGTGGAGCCAGTACCTGATCGGCCAGAAGGCGGGCGCGGATGTTCCCGACTTCGCCAGCTCGATCCATCTCAAGTTCGACTACGATGAGACCGCGTTCAAGTTCACGTTCCGCGTGGACGGTCAGCCCTGGTGGCAGGGGCCGCTGTACACTCCGTACAGCTCTAACACCCTGTCCCCGTTCATCGTTCTGGATGCTCGCGCCTAACACTGATCAATGGGCGGCTCGGCAACGGGCCGCCTGAACTTATAAACTGAGGTAACTGAAAATGGCTTTCAACATCGATGATCTTCACTTTGTGCATGTTGGCAATTCCTCTTTTATCGCGGCCAACGAGGACATCTTCAACGGTAACCCCTCGACCGATATCGTAAATATGGAGTTGTACAACGATGCTTACCTGCTCATCATCAAGAGCGCGGGTGCAACGGGCACCGCAACCATCACTTGCGAATCATGCGATACTGTCGTTCCCGGCACAGCCACCGCTGTTGCGTTCGAGTACAAGGCATGCACCTCGGCCGATACCTGGGGCGCATGGACGGCGGCCGCCACCTCCGGCTTTGTCACCACCGCCGGGGCCAATCAGATGTATCTGTGCCACGTCTCTGCCGACATGCTTTCCGGCGCCAACAAGTTCGTTCGCTTCACGCTGACCGAAACCGTCAATGATCCATGCGACGGCGCGGTGGTTCTTTTCATGGCCAACCCGCGTTTCAGCCCGAATCCGTCGGTCACCGCGCTTGCTTAATCAAGTGAGGTAATGTAATGCGTATCAAACTAACCGACCACTTCCGCGGCAAGAAGCCCGGTGATGTCATTGATTGGCCCGATCCTATGGCAAGCATCCTGATCGAATCCGGCCGCGCTGTCAAGTACGAAGCGCCGGAAGGCGAGGATCACGTCAAGGCCGTCGATGGCCCGCCGGTCGACAAGTCCATGCAGCGGCGAGTGCTCGCCAAGAAAAAGGGCTGATGCCCGTAAACTCTGGGGCCGGGCGGTCCCGCTCGGCCCTGGTCATAACTAAGACTGGAGAACATAATGGGAACAAAGCCCACATGGATAAGCGGCGCCTATTGCCTCTATGACACCTACCCTCATCGGCTGGTGGAGGCACACGGCAACAATGTCCACAAGTACGTGACCGATTTTACCGCGCTGCCGGTAGATGACACCACCGGCGATCCGACCGAGTACACCGTGACCGTCGTCGAGGCCGGTGCTGGCAAATCGACCATGACGCTCAAGAGCGACGCTCAAGGTGGCTGGCTGCGTATCGAGGCTGCCGGCAACGAAAATGACGGCGCTCAGATGGTGCTCAAGGGCGAATCGTTCAAGCTCACCAGCGGCGATAAGCTGTACTTCAACACCCGCATCCTGATGGATGAGGTCACTCAGTCCGACATGCTCATCGGCCTGGTCATCGGCGGCAATACCACGCTCCTGGGTGGGATGACCGATGGCATCTACTTCCGCACCGTGGACGGCTCGGCGGCGCTGACGTTTGTCACCGAGAAAAACTCGACAGAGACCTCGACTGCCGCAGCCACGCTTGTGGCGGCAACGACCTATTACCTGACTTTTGTTTGTGATGGGGCCAGCACGGTCGATGCCTATGTCAACGGCACGAAGGTCGCAAGCCATACCACCAACCTCCCGGATGATGAAGCCCTGACCGTCGGCATCGCCTATCTGAACGGCGCGGCCCAGACCAGCAAGGGCCTTGAGGTCGATTATATCAAAGTGTTCGGGATTACGAACTAACCACAAAAAGGGCAGGCCGATGTCCATTATTAGCTATGCAGAAGCCGAGGCTTTTCTCGATGACGAGCTGTCGGCGGGCAACCTGGATTTCCCGCTCCTGTGTGACGCAGCAGATGCATGGGTAAAAGCATACTGCAGGCGGGACTTTGAAAGCGCAACCTATACCGAGTATTACAACGGGCACGGCCTGCCTGATCTGTTCCTTAACCAATACCCCGTGACCGACCTGACGCGGCTGTCTGTCAGCCGTCGCAGCGCCCTCAGGGTATGCAACACCAATGCACTAACCACCGCCTCGGCAACCGTCACCTCTACCGGGGTGGTGCTGACCTATAACGGCACGGCCTCGACATTCCTCTTTGCCGACTATGCGACGCTGACTTTGCTGCAGGCCGCCATCAATGCAACCAGCGGCTGGTCGGCCGAGCTGCAGAACAGCGCCGAGGCTGCTATGCTGTCAACCGAGCTGTGCAAGGCATACGGCAAGAGCTGTATCAATTCGCAGTACGTAGACCTCGAGGTGCCGGATGTGGCCGAGTACGACTTTACTCTTGACACCGATTCCGGCATATTGACCCGGCCGGTGGGCTTCCCGGCGGGTCTTGCCAATATCCGCGTAGACTATACGGCGGGCTATGCGGCCGACGACATGCCTGAGGATATCAAGACGGCCGTCAAAATTCTGGTCAAGGACTGGTGGGAGAAGCGCAGCGAGAGCGCGTTTAACCTTGCCAATTATTCAGTGGGCGGCATGGCCAAGCAGATTATCAGCGTTATCCCGCCCGAGGCCAGAATGATACTGGACGCTTACCGGAGGATGCGAGTCTGATGGTCGGCATCAAGGAGAGCGTCACACTGCAGCGGCCCGATCTGGTGGACGATGACTATGGCACCGGCACCAACACATGGACCGACTGCGCGACGTTCAACGCGACCGTGGCCGCTGTCGGCGCCGGCGAGATGATGGCAATGGACCGTCAGCAGATGCAGTTCTCTCACCGGCTATGGATCGACTACCACAAGGCGCGCACATTAAAGGCCGACCTGGTCCCCGGCGGGCGCTTCAAGATCGGCGAGTTGTATTATGATATCGTTGGCATTGAGCACCACATGCGCAGGCTGTCGGTGGTGCTGCTGAGTCTGCAAACATGATGAAGTGGGATGACAAGGCGCTCAAGACTGAGGTGCGCGAGAAGGCGCGCCGGAAGCTGATACGAGCGGCGGCTACTGTTGAGCGCGAGTGCAAAAAAAGCATGTTAAGCGGTTCGCAAGGACGGTCCATAATTGCGACAAAAGAATCATCCCGGCAGTACACCAGGACGAAGAAGAAAAAGACGCACTGGTCAAGCCCTCCCGGTGAGCCGCCACACGTTGACACCGGACGCCTACGGGCATCGGTCACATGGGCGCTGTCCGAGGGCAATCAGCAGGGCAACCAGATAGTTGGCCCGGCACAAGCAGGCGATCAAGTTGAAGCGCCAGACCGTGATGTGGCGCGGATTATTGCCGTCATCGGGACAAACGTAGACTATGCCAAAGCATTGGAGTTCGGCTTTTTGCCGCGCGGCCTCAAGGCCCGGCCGTACCTGCGCCCGGCGCTCAAGCGGGCAACCGCTAAAATAAGGTATCTGTTCGCCCATGAATAAGTACATCTGGAAGGGCATACTCGACAAGTACAAAGCATCGGCCACACTCAAGGCGGCCATCCCGCGCATGTACCTGATCGAAGCGCCACAGGAGAAGATCGAGCAGCGCGGTGCATACCCGTATTGCGTGGTGATCCCGATTGCCTCAGACAAAGAATATACGTTCACAGAGGCGGCCGATAACCTGCAGGTGCAGTTCTCGATTTATGACGATGACGACACCGTAGCCACCATCAACGACGCGGCCGACAAGCTCAAGGCGGTATTTGATTTTGCGAGCATCACCGTCACCGGATATAACCATATTTGCATGCAGCAGGAATATTCAGAGTTGATGCACGAGGATAAGTATTGGCACCAAGTAGTAGTTTATGATCTCATCATTCAGAAAACGAGGTAAACGAAATGGCAGAAGTAAGAGGATGCGGCGGCAGCCTTACCTACGCCAAGCTAACCGCTGGCGTCAAGCAATGGACGCTGGATTATCAGCAGGAAGTCCTGGACGTGACCGATTTTGCCGATAACTGCGCCAAGGCGTTCATGGCTGGCTTCACCTCATGGACGGCGACCGCAACCGCCAACTGGGACGCGGCCAACACCGCCAAGCCGGGCGATTCGGCCAGCTTGACCCTGACCGTTACTTCCGGAAAGACCTACTCCGGTACGGCGATTGTCACCGGCCTATCGGTCAACACCGATGTCAATGGCGTGGTGGAGGCAACCTACTCGTTCCAGGGCACCGGCGCGCTGTCGATTGCCTAACAGGAGGGCGTCATGGCTGAATTAAGAGGCGCACTCGGCGCAGTGTTCAAGGGCGCGGCGGCGATATACTCCAAGAATCTGGTATTCTCCGACGGCAGCAACACCATCACTAACAGCGACGACCTGTTTGTCACCAAAGGCTTCTCCGGCGGTCAGGTGGTGCTGGTCTATGGCTCGACCTCCAATGATGGCGTCTACAACGTGGACACCGTCGCCGCCGGTACGCTGACGATGGAGGAGACCACTGTATCAGAGACCCCGTCAACGGCGGTACTGATTTATACCGCAGCCCCGGGCACGCAGGTCACCGGATTCTACAGCTGGCAACTGGATTGGACGCACAACGTCATGGATGCGACCGACTTTGCCGATGCCGGGAGCAAGACCTACATTGCCGGCGATACCGGATGGACGGCGACCGCGCAAGCTCACTGGATGACCGACGAGGACGTTGAAAGCCTGTTCGGCACCGAGCTTATAGTGAGGTTCTTTGTCAAGTATTCGGCCTCACCGTCTGCGCCCGCGCCGGTCTATCTCTACGAAGGGCTGGCCATTATGTCCGGGATGCAGGTAGACACCAACGTCAACGAGCTTGTGCAGCGGCCGCTTACATTTACCGGCGTCGGCCCGCTCATTTACCGCGCTTATACCGCATACCCGTCGTAAGATGCAAAAAGGAGGAACGACGTGCAAGATTTACCTGATCTACTACCCGATGTGATAGAATACCAGTTGGGGGCGCAAGTCTACAAGTTTGCGCCCTTGACTATGGGCGATCTGGCCGCACTCGGCAGCCATATCCGTCAGCAGCGCATCAAAGACTTCCGCGCCGCCTGCGACGGACTGGACCCGGTGATTGTGGCCGCCGGCCTGGAGTCCATCATTAAGGCCGACCCGGACATTAATATGACCTCCCCGGAGGCGGTGACGTTCCTGGTATGGCGTTCGCTGTTGCGCAGCCAGCCGGACTTGACGCTTGAGGCAGTGGGCCAGCTGTTGAGCATGGCCAACGTGGGTGAGGTGACGGCCCTGGTCAATCAGATCGGGGGAGCGTCAAAAAACTGACCACGGGCGCGGGTAGTGATGGCGAGGCTTTGGGTATGACGACAGCCTGCGCCCTGGTCAGCTACTTTTACGGATACACGCTAAAAGACATTGAGGGCATGACCTTGTTCCAATTCCGCACATACCTGCACGAGACCGGCCAGATCATGCGCCTCCTCAACGGTCAAGCGCCGATGAAGCGCCCGGACCAGATTAACCAGATCGCCCGTTCTATCGGGCTGACCGGACCGGTGAAGTAATGGCCAAAATAGCAGAAGCATACGTCGAGATATCCGCACGGCTCGACAAGATGAACGCTGACCTTAACCGCGCAAAATCGGACTTTGCCAAAGCCTCCGGCCAGATGCAGACGCAAGCCAACGCGCTCTCCGGCATCATCACCAAAATCAAGGCATCCTACGCGCTGGCCGCTGGTGTTATCGGCGGGGCGTTTGTCGGGGCCATCACCTCGGCCATCAAGTCCACCGCTGACCACCTCGACGCGCTCGATGAGATGGCCGTCAAGACGGGCGTCTCTGTTGAGATGCTGACCAGCCTGGAGCTGGCCGCCAAGCAAAACGGCGTCTCAATGGATCAACTGGCCACCTCTATCCGCATGATGTACCGTTCGATGAACGAGGCAGCCGAGGGCACCAAAGAGAGCGCCGACGCCTACGAGCGGCTGGGCGTCAATGTGCGCGACGCATCCGGCAAGCTCAAGAGCGGCAACGAGGCATTCCTTGAGGTGGCCGACGCGGTGGCGAAGATCCAGAACCCGGCCGAGCGGTCGGCTATGGCGATGAAGGTATTCGGCCGCGCAGGCTCGGAGATGCTGCCAATGCTGGAGGGTGGCAAGGAGGCGCTCAAGGGGTATATTGACGAAGCCCGCAGATTGGGGCTAATCTACACCGACGAGGACGCCAAGCGCGGCGCTGCGTTTAATGATCAGCTTGACGCATTCACTAAAGTCCTGACGCGGCTTAAAGAGACAGTTGCTATGTGGCCAATGAAGCAGATGACAAAAGTAATGGCCATGATTACCGGCTCAGACCTGCCTGATGTCGTCAAGATGGACGTTAGGATCGACCAGATCAGCGATTTACAGAAGAAGATATCCGACTTTGAAAAGCGCATGCCGTACTTTGAAAAAGCGGCCGCCAATCCAAAGCGCGAGTTCATGCGCGGTTATTACGAGAACAAGCTCAAAGAGAAGAACGAAGAACTGCGCAGCATGAATAACGAATTAGCAACGCTGGTGCAGGACTATCAGGCGCTTGATGCCATTAAGGCCAACTCTGGCAAGACCGACGACGGTGGTGGTGGCGGTGGTGTATTCACGCCCAAGCTCGGCGGCTTGATGGCTATGACCGGGCGGCCTACCAAGACCAAAGAAGAAGCCGATATATTCTTAAACAGCATTACGCGGATGAACCCGAAGATCGGCGAAGTCAAGCGCTCCGTCGGTGAACTTGTCCCGGCGTTCCAGAAGGTGCAGGCCGCCACTATCGACACATCCGTCACGCTCGGCGATAAACTGGTTGCACCATTTGAGGCCATGATGATTGACATTCAAGGCGCATGGGCCAATACCATCAGCGAGTTTTTAAAGGGTGGGCAGACATTCGGCGAGTTCATGCAAAACGTATTCGAGAACGTCCTGGATTCGTTTATCAATATGATAAGCCAGATGGCCGCGCAGCAGTTGGCAGGCTCCATATTCTCCGGCATCACCGGCCTGAAATATAATGCGGCAGGCGTTGGCGCAAACTATGCCAGCATGCAGGGCGGCACCACCATCAACATCAACGCCGTCGATGCCGCGAGCTTTGAGGCGCTGGCCCGCCGCAATGCCGGAGTCATCACCGGCGTGGTCTGGGAGCAGCAGCAGTACGGGAGGGCGATGTAATGGCATGGAATGCCAACTGGTCCCCGCAGTTTGTCTATACCTACGGGCCGCAGTTCAAGACCGAAATCACCGAATTTGAGACCGGCAAGGAGCAGCGCCGCCAGAAGTGGGCGGCCGGCCGCAAGCGGTTCCATTTGGTCTACAACGCCCTGCCCGCCGCGACTGCTGCGCTAATCCTGGCCGAGTTTGAGACCATGAAAGGCGCCTACACGACGATGAGCTGGACCAACCCGGCCGACACAACCAGCTACACGGTGCGCTTTGTGGAGGACAGCCTGCAACTACAATACCTGACCACAACGGCGGTGCGGCTGGAGTTCGACTTTATAGAGGTCATATAATGCCCAAAACCGTTAACGCCACTGCGCTTACCGAGGCGCAGAAGGCGGCCAACAATCCCATCTACCTGCTTGAGCTGGCCCTGACCGGTACTACGCTCCGGCTGGCTGGCACCAACGCAGACGTGGTATTCCCGTCCTCCGGCGGCTCGACCTATACCGGCTGGGGCTTCCAGTTCGGCGCTGTCACAAACCAGATCACCGGCGGCATCGACCGTGTGGCCGTGCGCATGGACAACACCGGCAACAGCCTGTCCTCGTATGTGGTCAATTATGACTGGCCGGGCCGGGTGCTGACCATCAAGCGGGTGTTCGGCAACCTGCTCTCTAACTCGGCCTATGCTATGACCGTCTTTGCGGGCACCATGTCCGCGCCGGTGGTCAATCAGCACAACGTCGAGGTGATGGTGGTCAGCCCGATGGCGCGACTGGCCAAACAGGCCGGCCGGCTGTATCAGAATCTTTGCCCGTGGGAGTACGGCGGCACCGAGTGCGGAGACACCGGCGGCACATGCAACAAGACGCTGGCCAACTGCGTGACCAATGACAACGTGCAGCGGTTCGGCGGCTTTGTCTATATACCATCGAGGGTGCTATAATGGCGTTCCCATACCTGCAGGCCGCGGCGCTTCTATACGGGGCGTTCCGGTACTTTTTCAAACCCGCGCCTAAAAAGGCCGGCTACAAGGGCGGATCCATTGAGGTCTCGGCAACGGCCAACGCGCCGGTGCCGCTGGTCTATGGCAACTGCGAAGTAACCGGCAATATCATCTACAAAGAGGATACCACCAGCGCCACCAACAATTTAGCCGTCGGACTCTGCGAGGGCCAGATTGAGGGTATTGACTCGGTGCGCATTAACGGCGTTAATATCCCGGTTGCGCCTGACACCTATCAAGGCTGCAGCTATACCCCGTATTACGGCACCGCCGCGCAGACCACAGACAGCCGGTTTACCTCCTCGACTATGTACGTGACCTGCTATGAGAATAATTATGTAGACGAGGGCGATGATACGGTGCAGGACTGGTCATCGACCAAGCGGCTGTATATTGAGGATGATAACGGCGACAATAAAAGCAAGTATCTGTTTTTGAAGTTCAGCATTGCCGCGCTGAACCTGACCGCCTCAAGCGATATCACAAGCGCCTATTTGCGGCTATACAAAAACAGCACAAGCCTGACCTCCAACCATACCGTCTATGTCTACGAGATGGCCGACGACTCATGGACTGAGTCAACGGTAAAATGGTCAAACAAGCCCGCATTCGGCGACCAGATCACCACGGTCAGCGGCAGCCTGTTCAATGGCACGCAAGAATATTATGATATCAATATCAGCCAGTGGGTAAAAGATACTTTTGACTATGACGCATCCAAGATCGTCGGCATCGGTATGTCCGTTGTCAATAGCAGCACGGGCGTCGCGCAGGCGGTATTTACCAGCCGGGACGCAGCTGGTGCGCCCCAGGTGCTCATCAAGTACGCGCCCAAAGAACTGACCGCGTTTGCCCACACGGCCTATGTTGCGCTTACCGTCGTAGACTCTGAGTTGTTCAAGGGCCACATTAACGACATCAAAGTGACCGTGCGCGGCAAGCTCATCTATGACGGCGACGCATCGCCCAATTACAGCCGCACACCCGCTTGGGTAGTATATGACCTCTTGACCAGCGCCCGCTATGGCGCGGATATCCCCACCGCGCTGATCAACGCCTCCAGCTTTACGGCAGTGGCAAGCTACAACGATACCTCCGTGACCACAGACGAGGGCACCACCGAGCCGCGGCACCGCTGCGACGTGGTGTTTGACGACAAGGATACCGTGGCCGACCGCATCAACGCAGTGCTGGCCTCATTCGGCGGCTACCTCTACACGCTGGATGGCAAGATCAATCTGGGCGTGGACTGCTCGGCCTCCAGCTCGCACAGCTTTACAATGGATAACATCGTTGCCGGGAGCTTTAACTTCTGGATGATCGACAAGAGTGAAGCGCCCAATGACGTGTCGGTGATGTACTACGATGCGGCCAATGACTTCAAGGCCAGCTATGTCAACGTCAAGGATCAGACGCTGATTGATAGTTACGGCCGCAACTTTGAGGAGATTCAGCTTACTTGCATCAACCGGTACAGCCAAGCCAGCCGGATGGCCAAGTATTACCTCAACAAGACGATATATTCTACCTACGGCTGCTCGTTTAAAGTATCGATTAACCACTGCAACGTTGCCCCCGGCGATGTCTGCGAGATAACACACACCGTCCCCGGGTGGACGGCCAAGGACTTCCGCATCATCTCAGTGGTCGAGGACTCCAATGATGAGCTTGAGATCACCTGCGAGGAGTACGACTCTGACCTGTACTCAGACGAGGGGCTGCCCTATACCCCGCCGGAAGGTTCCACGCTCCCCAACCCGAACGAGCTGCCGCCAATCGTGACCGGCCTGACCCTGACCGAGAGCCATGCGCAGGGCGATGACGGCACCTACATCCCGCAGATCAAGGTTGACTGGACAGTGCCGGACTATCAATTTCCGCTCCAGTACATCGTATGGTACAAGCTGCACGCGGCCGCCGATTATATCTACTGGGAGCTATCGACCGACAATCTGGCCTACATCAACACCGACGGGGCCGGGCAATACGACGTGGTCGTGCAGACGGTCAACCAGCTCTCCGGCATCAAGACCGATTTTGGCACCTCGCCGTCTGATACCATCACGCTTGCCGGCAAGACCGACCCGCCGTCTGATGTAGAGTTTAACGATATTAACTGCACCTTCTACCAGGAGGTGTACTTGGAGTGGCTGCCGGTCACGGATGCGGACTTGGCATTTTACGAGGTGCGCACCGATACCAACTGGGGCAACTCCACTAATCTGGTCTATCAGGGCAAGGGCACGGCCTATATCATGGCCAACCCTGCGCTGACCAGTTACACGTTTTACATCAAGGCCCGCGACCTCTCGGATAATTATTCGGACAATGCCGACTCTATCGCACTGACCAAAGCCGACCCGGTGCTGGGCGCCATCACCATCGATTTTAGCGGCCGAGACTGCTTCCTGACCTGGGAGCATACCGAGGACAAGGACTTTGTCAAGTACCAGATCAAGGTCTACTCCGACGCTGCCCGGACTGCGCTTGTCCGTACCGAGAACATTGCCAGCCCGCCGTATATCTACACCTACGACAACAACGCCGCCGACAACTCCGGCACGGCTATCCGGCATCCGTATTTTACCGTTTACAAGCTGACCACGCTGGCGCAATCGGCCTCGCAGAATTGCGACGACGACAACGCAGCGCCCGGAGCGCCGACCGGCCTGACCCTGACGCCTGGGCAAGGCAAGCTGTTTATCTCATGGACAGCCCCGGCAGGCTCGGACATTATCGGCTATAACGTCTACGCCAAGACCTCCAGCCCGGCCGATACACTGATAGCGTTTGTCAATGCCACCAATTACACGTTTGACCCGGAATCAGAAAACACCTATTATGTGACCGTGGCGGCGGTCGACCCGTTCGGCGAGGGCACCAAGTGCAGCGAGGAGACGCAGACCACCAACCCGTATGCGCTCACCAATTATTCGCTGGATGTGCCGATGACATCCGGCATTAATTACACCGTTGCCGCCGGTAAAGTGACATGGACTACCGGCAAGCTGTGGTATGAGGACGCCGAGTATACCATTGCAGCAGAGACCACCGGCACCGATGACGAATTTATCTACTGGGACAAAGATACGCCGACGGTGTTCCAGCACTCGGACACCCCGCCAGCGCTGGATGATGACGTGTGGGTGATGGCCTACTTTGACGGCACCAGTGTAAGCGGAGCCTATGCGCAGAAGATCATTCACGGCGGGCTGATTCAGGCCGACAGCATTGAAGCCAGCAAGCTGTCGGTAGACCAGCTATCGGCCATAAGCGCTAACTTAGGCACTGTCACAAGTGGCACCATGCAGACCACAAGCACGGCCAACACGCAATATATCAAGCTCGACGGAGCGGATAATACGCTCAAGTTCGTGGATGCTGCCGGGGTGAACGTCCTTAAAATTGACGACAATATCAACGCATCCGGCGCGCCCGGCATTGAGATAGGCAGCTCTGACGGCGGCCGCGTCTACATAGCAGACACCGATGCGCCGTCAACTAGTAACCTCGTTCTATCCAACAACGTGGTGGCGCTGACCAGCACGGGCGGCGGCAGCCCGTTTAACGTCACACAGAACTCATCAGACCTTGACGATGGCGTGCTGCGCATCAATTACACGCCTGCCGACAAGGGTATATTTATCCAGTGCGACAACAACGGCAACAAGAACTTTGTCGTATACGCAGACGGAGACGTTAGCGCCGCCGGAACCATAACAACCGCTGATGATGTGGTGGTAGGCGACAAGCTGATATTTAACCGCGCCAATGACGTGACCATCAACGCCACCAGCCCAGCATCCGGTCCGCTTACTTATACTATCCCAGACGCTGGAGCCGCTGCATCGTTTGTGATGACCGCCGGCGCGCAGACCGTCAACGGCATCAAGACATTTGGCAGCTTTCCAGTCACGCCATCGGCCGCGCCGACGACAGACTATCAGGTGGCCAACAAGAAGTACGTGGACGACAACGCGGGCGGGAGCACCTCGCCGGGCGGCTCTGATTCTAACGTGCAGTATAATAATGGCGGGGCGTTCGGCGGGGATGCTACTTTTGTCTACAATGACTGGACTCACCGCCTGACCATGCAGAGCGCATCGACCGGGTCCAATGCAGTGTTTACCACGTCAACCACTGACGGTGCAGACATTGACGGCTTGCTTGTCACTAACGCGCAAGACCCCGGCAACGGCAACTTTGGCTCGTCCATAGGATTCAGCAAACACGGCAGCGTTACACGTCATGCCGCCATCGTTGCCAAGCAGACCACCACCGACTCCGACCAAGTGGGCTTGTCTATCTTCACCCACCCAAGCACGACTGGTGCCGATCCGATGGTTGAGGCTATCGAAATCAGCCACACCGGGCACATCACACTCAAAAACAGCGCGACAGTGTTCAAGCTCATTGACTGTCCGACGCTTTCCATGAAGGTTCCTGCCGCCAACTATGCGACACTGGAACAGATCAAGACCAATGGCAGTGGATCGGCTGGCGTCTATGCGATGGGCTTTAATACTGGAGGCACCTATTCACTACTTGGCAGCATCCGCCTACCTTTGGACTATAAGGATGGCACTTCACTCTACCCACACATTAACCGCATGATCGACGTGGCGCCTGACGCCACGAGCGATGTCGTGCGCATCGGCCTTGAATATACGTGGTGCCTGGAAGATGGAACCATGAGTAACACATCGACGCCGGAAAAAGAGATTGCCGTCGGCGCTAACTCGTCCACCAAGCTCATTCGCAGCGAGCTTGACGCCATTAGTGGCAGCGGAAAAACGGCTGGCTCGACGCTGATATACCGGCTCTACCGCGAAGCGGCGGTGACCGGAGTCGAATGCGAGCGCAACCTCTATATTACATCGCTGGCCTTTGAATACGAGAGCGACAAGCTCGGCAGCAACGCAACTACGGTATGAATTTTGCAATAATTCACATAAATTAAGCGCCGCGAGCGCTGTAAACTTCGAGCCTCACGAAGGCCGCATCCGTCTACGATTGACGGGCGCGGCCTTTTTTATTCACCGTTAACGGAGATACGAAGAGATGAAAAAGCTGATTTTGGTCGCTCTGCTTGTCGCGCTGGCAGCACCGGTCATGGCGCAGGACTATAAGGCGCAGGACGACGCCATGTGGTATCGCGCCACAGTAAAAGACTATTGGCAGGTCCGGCAGGCGGGCTACACGATCAACACCTGGGACTCTGTGACCACTACCGCGGTCTGGTCCGAGCCGTTCCGGGCCTACGACTATATGTCGGCCATTGTGAACGTCATCAAGGACAGCGTGCGCGGCTATTGGGAATACTGGTCCGGCATTGACACTACACGGGCAACGATGGTATTCGGCCGGACGCTGGAATGGGACAAGGCCGCCGATCTGGACTCGACCTATACGGCATCGACCGGATACTGGAACTGTAACCTCACCGGATCTGCGATCCCTGTGCATTATTACGGACGGCTAAAGTTTACGCCCGGAGCTTCCGGCAGCCGGAAGATCAAAGACGATAGCCTGCTTGTGGTCTACATCACCGGCCGCCGCTAACCCATAACCGCCGCGAGGACTGATTGTATGGAGCAGACGCTGGCATCGGCGTTAATCGGAGGGGCAACAGTGTTGATCGGTAAAATAGTCTGGGACTGGCTTACCGGCAAGAAGCGCGGCGGCGAGGACGAGGCCAAGCACGCGGGCGACTGTGCGCGACTGGTGACACTGGAGAAGCAATTTCACGACGCGCACCTGGGTTTAGCGCAGGACGTGACCGCGCTCAAGGGCGATGTGGCAGTCATCAGAACAGATATCGGCTACATCAAGCGCAAGCTGGACCTGAATGGCAATGGCAAATCCTGACCCGCTGTGGCTGCGCATCGCCCGGCTGGAGAAGGGCGTCAAAGAGACCGCCGGGCCTGCCTCGACCGACCGCATTCTGGAGTATTTGCAGACGGTCGACCTGGAGGGGATGGGCCGCCTGAGCGATGATATCAGCTGGTGCTCGGCATTCGTCAACTGGGTAGTGCGGCAGGCAGGATACACCGGCACTGACTCGGCGGCCGCCCGCTCGTGGCTCAAGTGGGGAGAGACCATCTCCGAGCCGCGCATCGGCGCGGTGGTGGTGCTCAAGCGTGGCACCGAGGCGTGGCAAGGTCACGTTGGCTTTGTGACCGGCGTGCATGGCGGCTTTGTGCAAGTGCTCGGCGGCAACCAGTCTAACTCGGTCAATGAGCAGCTATACAAGACCTCACTGGTGCTGGGCTATCGCTGGCCGAGGGGGATACTTCAATATGGGCCGCGCATAGAGATGATGGACGAACCGCGCCCGCGCAAACTGTGGCGCAGATTCTGGAACTGGATAGAGCTATGAAATCAAGCAAGATATTTTACAGCCTGATGATCGCCGCCATCGCTGCGGCATTCGGCGCGGGCTACTCGCTCAAAAAAGTATCGACCGTCTTTGTCGATGTGCCGCGCACGGAAACCGACACGCTTTATGTCGAGGTCG